GCTGATGGTTCTTATACTGAAATTGTAGAAGAAGCAGAAGTAGTAGAATAATGGACTCTGTTATTAGAAAGATAAGTATAGGATCTGATTACAAGAATGAGGCAATGCATTATTCTATTGGACAACAAGTATATGGAGGTCATGAAATAACTTATATAAAGTTAGATGATAAAAATTCTTCATATAGTATATATATAAAAAAAGGAGATGAAGTAATGCCTTGGAAAACATTTAATTCCAACATGGCAATTTCTATAGAATATGATCTAGAATACTAATGACAAGTGTATTTAGTTTTATTGTAAAGCCAGTAGGCGAAAGATACAATAATAAAGTAAAAATAGACGGTAAAGATCTTATAATAAATACTAAAATAGAAAGTTTTAAATCTGTGAATAACTTAGCGGAGATCGTTTCGGTCCCGCTAGCTTATTCTACTAATATTAAAGTTGGAGATTTAGTAGTTATACATCATAATGTTTTTAGAAGATTTTATGATATAAGAGGTAAACAAAAAGATAGTAGATCATTCTTTATGGATAATCTTTATTTCTGTGATATAGATCAAATTTATTTATATAAAAATGATGATAGGTGGAAGGCATTTGGTGACAGATGCTTTATAAAACCACTTAAAAATAATGACAGTTTAAAGCTTGATAAAGAACAAAACCTTATTGGTGTATTAAAATACGGAAATAGTTCATTAGAAGCGCTTAAAATACACGAGGGAGACCTTGTTGGATATACCCCATTCGGGGAATTTGACTTTGTTGTTGAAGGACAAAGACTTTATTGTATGAAATCTAATGATATTGTAATTAAATATGAATATAAAGGAGACGAAGCAGAATATCAACCTGCATGGGCAAAATAATTGGATTGTTTATAGGCATATACGATTAGATAAAGATATTCCATTTTATATTGGGGTTGGAAAAAATATTAATAGGCCATATAATAAAAAAGACAGATCAACTTTTTGGAAAAGTATAATTAATAAAACTGAATATATTGTAGAAATTCTTTTTGATAATTTAACAAAAGAACAAGCAACAGAAAAAGAAATAGAATTTATAGAACTTTACGGGAGAGTTGATTTAAAAACAGGATCATTATGCAATATGACTTGTGGAGGAGAAGGTACCGGAAAACTAAATGAAGATTTAGAATGGTTACGAAGACGCAGAATAAAAAGAACCTTAACGGGCAAGAAACAATCTTTAATATCAAAAATAAAAAACTGCACTAACCAAAAAAATAGGATGCCCGTTGTAATTGAAGGTATTGAATATTTATCTTTAAGACAAGCTGGGTTAGTTTTAGGTGTACATAAAAGCACTATAAAAAAATTATATTATATTAAATAATGGATATTAAAGAAACAAAAAAAAATATCATAAACGCTGGACAAAAAGCAGTTGAGGAATTAATCAAGGTAGCTCAAGAAAAAATAGTTGACAGTGGTGATGATATATCCGCGGATAGACTTAAAAACGCTGCTGCAACAAAAAAATTAGCCATATTTGACGCTTTTGAAATTCTAAGTAGAATAGAAGAAGAGGAAAAATTACTAAAAGAAGGTGATAAGGAGATAGAGACCAAGGTATTTAAAGGATTTGCAGAAGGGAGATCTAAGTAATGTACGAACAATCACTATACAAAATAGTACCAGATTATATAAAGTCTAGTGTTATAAAACAAAACAACCGTCTTAAAAAATGGAAATATGGATATGATAAAGATCATGATGTGGTTGTTATTAGTAAGACTGGAAAGATTGGTGAAATACTTGAAATCCAAAACCTAAAAATAGCATTACCACTAGTAGAAAATGCTTATTCAAGGTCTAATACTAAAGAAGAGCAATATTGGGAGCAAATGGATTTCCCAAAAGAAATAAGTAAAATTAAAAGTACGTTTGATTGGAATAAACAAGCGGATGCCTTTAAAGATCGTTGGTATGATTACATAGATAACGAGTTTAAATATAGAGAAGAAGGTTTATTCTTTTACAACAATGGTAAACCAACTTATATAACAGGTACACATTACATGTATCTTCAATGGAGTAAGATTGACGTTGGAGCGCCTGATTTTAGAGAATCAAATAGATTGTTCTTTATTTTCTGGGAAGCATGTAAGGCAGATACTAGATGCTACGGAATGTGTTATTTAAAAAATAGACGTTCTGGATTTTCATTTATGTCATCTGCTGAATTAGTAAACTTAGCAACAATATCTAGCGATTCAAGATTTGGTATATTATCTAAATCTGGAGCAGATGCTAAAAAGATGTTTACAGATAAAGTAGTACCAATATCAATTAATTATCCTTTCTTTTTTAAACCTATCCAAGATGGTATGGATAGACCTAAAACAGAATTAGCTTATAGAGTTCCAGCTTCTAAATTAACTAGAAGAAAGTTAGATATGAACGATCTAGCTATAGACATGGAAGGTCTTGATACAACTATTGACTGGAAGAACACTGGAGATAACAGTTATGATGGTGAAAAGTTAAAACTATTAGTACATGATGAAAGTGGAAAATGGGAAAGACCTGATAATATATTAAATAACTGGCGTGTTACAAAAACTACTTTAAGATTAGGTAGTAGAATTATTGGTAAGTGTATGATGGGTTCAACATCGAATGCTTTAGATAAAGGAGGAGAAAACTTTAAAACTCTTTATCATAATTCTGACGTTACAAAAAGAAACCGTAACGGACAAACTAGTTCAGGATTATATAGTTTATTTATACCTATGGAATGGTCTTACGAGGGATTCATTGATACTTATGGATTACCTGTATTTGATACTCCACAAGAAGCAGTTAAAGGTGTAGATGGAAATTGGATTGAATACGGAGTTATAGAACATTGGCAAAACGAAGTTGATGGTTTAAAATCTGATCAAGACAGTTTAAACGAATACTATCGTCAGTTTCCAAGAACAGAACAACATGCTTTTAGAGATGAAACAAAACAATCTTTATTTAATCTAACTAGAATATACGAACAGATAGATTATAATGAAGATTTAAGAAATACAAGTATTATAACACGTGGAAGTTTTAAATGGGAAAACGGTATACAAGATACTAGAGTTATATTCTATCCAAATAAAGACGGTAGATTTTTAGTTTCATGGGTTCCACCTTTACATTTACAAAATCACATTGTAATTAAAAACGGTGTTAAATATCCAGGTAACGAGCATTGTGGCGCTTTTGGGTGTGACCCTTATGATATATCAGGAACAGTAGACGGTAAAGGATCTAACGGAGCTTTAAGCGGACTTACTAAATTCTCTATGGAAGAAGTACCTGCAAATCAATTCTTTTTAGAATATATTGCAAGACCACAAACCGCTGAGATATTTTTTGAAGAAGTTTTAATGGCTTGTATTTTTTACGGAATGCCTATACTTGCTGAGAATAATAAACCTAGATTATTATTTCATTTTAAAAGAAGAGGTTATAGAGGTTACTCTATGAATAGACCTGATAAAGTTTGGAATAAATTATCTATAACAGAAAGAGATATTGGTGGAATACCAAACTCTAGCGAAGATATAAAGCAAGCACATGCTGCTGCAATAGAATCTTATATAGAAGAGTATGTTGGAATGACAGAACAAGGATATGGAGACATGTACTTTAATAGGACTTTAAATGATTGGGCTAGATTTAATATAAATGATAGAACTAAATATGATGCATCTATCAGTTCTGGTTTAGCTATAATGGCTTGCAACAAAAATAGATATACTCCATCAGCACCAATCTTTAGACAGATTCATAATTTAGGAATTAAAAAATACGATAATACAGGTTCTTTATCAAAAATACATAAGTAAATGAATATATACACAAATACAAATAGTGCGTTTCCTAGTCAGGTGGTACCTGATGCGGTTAAAGCTTCCGAAGAATACGGACTGCAAGTATCTCGCGCTATAGAACAAGAGTGGTTTGATCAAGGTAGAACTACTGGTAATAGATATTTAACTAATTGGAATAATTTTCACCAATTAAGATTATATGCCAGAGGAGAACAATCAGTACAGAAATATAAAGATGAATTAGCAACTAATGGTGATTTATCATATCTTAATATAGACTGGAAACCTGTGCCTATTATATCTAAATTTGTAGATATAGTTGTTAATGGTATGTCACAAAAGACTTACGATATTAAAGCTTACGCTCAAGATCCTGAATCTTTAAAAGCAAGAACTTCTTATGCTCAAGCAATTCTTAGAGATATGTATTCTCAAGACTTACTTAATAAAGCTAATCAAGTTACTGGAAAAGACTTCGCTGCTTCTCCTTTACCTCAAGATGAATTACCTGAGACTAAAGAAGAACTAGATTTACACATGCAGTTATCTTATAAACAATCTATTGAAATAGCAGAAGAAGAAGCTATTAATAATGTTTTAGCTGCTAATAAATGGGATCTAACTCGTAGAAGATTAAACTATGATCTAACAGTATTAGGCATAGCTTGTGTTAAAACAATGTTTAATACTAGCGAAGGAATTAGAACTGAGTATGTAGATCCTGCTTATTTAGTTTATTCATATACAGAAGATCCAAACTTTGAAGATATATATTATGTTGGAGAAGTTAAAGCAATTACTATATCTGAATTAAAGAAGCAATTTCCTAATTTATCAGAAGAAGAATTGTATAAAATACAACAGATGCCTGGTAACAGACAATATATAACTGGTTGGGGAAATTACGATGAAAATACTGTTCAAGTATTATATTTTGAATATAAGACTTATATGAATCAAGTGTTTAAAATAAAGTATGGTGAGAATGGACTTGAAAAAGCTATTGAAAAAACAGATGAATTTAATCCTCCACAAAACGACAACTTTGAAAGAGTTTCAAGAACAATAGAAGTATTATATACAGGTGCTAAGATTCTTGGTACAAATACTATGTTAGAGTGGAAGATGTCTGAAAATATGAGTAGACCTTTTGCTGATACTACTAAAGTTGAAATGAATTATGTTATATGTGCTCCTAGAATGTACAAAGGTAGAATTGATTCTACTGTAAATAAAATTACAGGATTTGCAGACATTATTCAATTAACACATTTAAAACTACAACAAGTATTGTCTAGAATGGTACCTGACGGAGTATTTATAGATATTGATGGTTTAGCAGAAGTTGATCTAGGTAATGGTACTAATTATAATGCGGCAGAAGCATTAAATATGTACTTTCAAACAGGTAGTATAGTTGGTAGGTCATTAACGCAAGATGGTGGAATGAATGCTGGTAAAGTTCCTATTCAGGAATTAAATGGTTCATCTGGTCAAGCTAAAATTGCATCGTTAATACAAACTTATCAGTATTATTTACAAATGATAAGAGATGTCACGGGATTAAACGAGGCAAGAGATGGAAGTATGGTAGACAAAGATACTTTAGTTGGTTTACAAAAAATGGCCGCTAACGCATCAAACACTGCTACAAAACATATATTACAAGCAAGTCTTTATTTGACGCTTAGAACATGTGAAAATATAGCTCTTAGAATTGTAGATTGTTTAGATTATCCATTAACAGCAAAATCATTAGAACAAAGTATTACTACTTATAATGTTACTACTTTAAGAGAGATTAAAGAATTAAACCTCTATGACTTTGGTATCTATTTAGAATTAGAACCAGATGAAGAAGAAAAAGCAATGCTAGAACAAAACATTCAAGTATCATTACAAAGTGGTACAATAGATCTAGATGATGCTATAGATATTAGACAAGTTAAGAATTTAAAATTAGCTAATCAGTTACTTAAGTTAAGAAAGTCTAAAAAACAAAAAGCTGCTCAAGCCGCTCAAATGCAAAACATTCAAGCTCAAGCTCAAGCAAATCAACAGACAGCAGAAAAAGCAGCGTTATTTGAAGTTCAAAAACAACAAGCATTAACGCAAGAAACTATAAATGTAGAAAGAGCAAAATCTCAATTTGAAATGCAAAAACTACAAACTGAGATGCAATTAAAACTACAGTTAGCAGAACAACAGTTCCAATATAACATGCAGTTAGAACAATTAAAATCTCAAACTCAAAGTCAAAACCTACAATTAGCAGAAGACAGAAAAGATGAGAGAACAAGAATACAAGCAAGTCAACAGTCTGAATTAGTTCAGCAAAGAAAAACAAACGCATTACCTCAAAGTTTTGAATCAGCGCAATTTACTGGTATGCAAGACTTAGGTTTATAAAAAAAATAACTATTTAATTATATTATATTATGTCAGAAATTGTAAAACAAGAAGGAGACTTTAAAATCCAAAAACCAAGAAAACCTAGAAGCTTAACTAAAGAAGATAAAGTTACAAAGGTAGATTTCTCTACTCCAGAAGTAGTAGAAGAAGTAACAAAAGTAGTAATACCTAATTTAGAAGAAGAACCTAAAGAAGAGATTATAGAAGTAAATACAGAAGATCTTAAAAACGTTATTGAAGAAATAACTAATGAAGAAGTTGTAGTTATTGAGAAGGAAATAGAGAAACATGTTCAAGAACAAATTAATACTGGAAAACCATTACCTGAAAACATAGAAAAACTAGTTAGTTTTATGGAAGAAACGGGTGGAACAGTAGAAGATTATGTTAGATTGAATACAGATTATTCTAATGTTGATGAAAAAACATTATTAAAAGAATATTATAAAAGAACTAAACCTCATTTAGACGCAGAAGAAATCCAATTTTTAATGGAAGATAATTTTGCTTATGATGAGGATATAGATGAAGAGCGAGATATTAGAAAAAGAAAACTCGCTTTCAAAGAGGAAGTTGTAAAAGCTAAAAACGAATTAGAGTTAATTAAGAATCAATACTACGACGAGATCAAGTTGAGACCGGGCGTATCTAAAGACCAACAAGACGCTTTTGACTTTTTCAACAGATACAAGAAGAATGAAGAAGAGCAGAAAACGCGACATGAAACGTTTAAACAACAAACTAAAAATTTATTTAACAACGAATTCAAAGGTTTTGAATATAATGTTGGTGAGAAAAGATTTAGATATAATGTGCAAAACAATGAACAAGTTGCAGAAAAACAATCAGACATTAACAATTTCGTAGGGAAGTTCCTTGACAAAGATGGAAACGTTACTGATTCTGTAAATTATCATAAAGCTCTATACACTGCTATGAACTCTGATAAGATCGCACAACACTTTTACGAACAAGGAAAAGCTGATGCGGTTAAAGAGGTGATTAACAACTCTAAAAATCCAAGTCTAAACCAACCACGTCAAACAAACGGAGAGGTTTTTATAAATGGTTTAAAAGTTAAATCTATCAGTGGTTTTGATTCTTCTAAATTAAGAATACAAACAAAAAAATTTAACAATTAAAATTAACGATTATGTCAAATGTGATTCCACAGTTTGGGACAATTAAACCGTCTCAAAAACAACAAGCGTTAGAATCAAATTACTTAAACTTCACAAACGGAAGTGGTAATGACTTCGCGCAACAATATTTACCTGAAATCTACGAAGCTGAAGTAGAGCGTTACGGAAACAGAACTTTATCTGGTTTCTTACGTATGGTAGGGGCTGAAATGCCTATGTCTTCTGACCAAGTAGTTTGGTCTGAACAAAATAGATTACACATTGCTTACAAAGATGTAACATGTGCTTCTGCAACAACTTTAACTTTCGTAACTGGTGGAACTGGTGCTGCTTTTGTAAACAACGTAATTTCTGTAGGACAAACTTTAGTAGTTATGAGTCCTTCTACGGGAAAAGAACTTAAAGTTTATGTTACTGCTTCTACTGCAACTCCAGCAAATGCTAATACTACTCCTCAAGGTGGTGCTACAAACCCTGCTGTTGTTACAGTTAAACCTTACACTCAATTAGATTTGACTACAGGTGCTGGTAACGTAGTTAACTTTGCTGGAGCAACAGATCTTAAGATCTTTGTATATGGTTCTGAATTTAGAAAAGGTACAGATGATGCTACATTAAACTCTGTAGTTCCTTCTTTCACTCAATATAGTAATTCTCCTATTATCATTAAAGAAAGATACCAAATTTCTGGTTCTGACACTGCTCAAATCGGTTGGGTTGAAGTTGCAACTGAAGATGGTACTGGAGGATATTTATGGTACTTAAAAGCTGAATCTGAAACAAGATTACGTTTTGAAGATTACTTAGAAATGTCTGTAATTGAAGGTGAATTAGTAGGTGGTGGATCTACTTTAACTAGTGTTAATGGATTAAAAGGAACTCAAGGTCTTTTCTCTGCTGTTAAAGAAAGAGGTAATGTTGTAAACAACTTTACTGCTGCTGCAGGTTTATCTGATTTTGATTCAATCTTGAAAAACTTAGATACTCAAGGAGCTATTGAAGAAAACATGTTCTTCTTGAACAGAGCTACTTCTCTTGACTTTGATGATATGTTAGCTTCTTTATCTTCTGGCGCTGCTGGAGGTGTTGCTTACGGTTTGTTTGAAAACTCTGAGCAAATGGCTTTAAACTTAGGTTTCTCTGGTTTCCGTCGTGGATCTTACGATTTCTACAAAACTGACTGGAAATACTTAAATGATGCATCTACTCGTGGAGGTATGGCTAATACATCTATTGATGGTATCCTTATCCCTGCTGGAACATCTACTGTATACGATCAACAATTAGGTACTAACATCCGTAGACCTTTCTTACACGTTCGTTATAGAGCTAACCAAGCTGATGATAGAAGAATGAAAAACTGGATCACTGGATCTGTTGGAGGTGCTTACACTTCTGATCTTGATGCAATGCAAGTACACTTCTTATCTGAAAGATGTTTAGTTACACAAGCGGCTAACAATTTCGTATTGTTTACTTCTTCAATCTAAAAACCTGGTAGTATTACCCTCGTTGAATTTACGGGGGTAATTATTACCTTTAAAATAAATTATTAAATTATATTATATTATGGCACAAGTAAAAAAAACAATAGCACAACCAAGTGCAAAATCAGAAACTATTACGCAAGACGTTGATATGGTTAATGAAATAGAAGTTAACGAACCTACTCAAGTAGTTGATGAAAAAAAATATGCAAAAAAAGATTCTAAACTTATTTGGGAAATAAAAGACAGAACCTATGTAATAGCAGACAGTCATTTTCCTATAACATATACATTACAAGGTAAACACACTGGTAGATACCCATTGATATGGTTTGACAAAGAAACAGGTCAACAAGAAGAATTAAGATATGCAACAAATCAAAACTCACCTTTAGTTAGTCAACAAAAAGGACAAGTAACACTAGGACATATTATCTTTGAAGAAGGTGTTTTAAATGTTCCAAAAGAAAAACAAAACTTACAAAAACTATTATCCTTATACCACCCTGGTTTAGGATCTAAATATACAGAGTTTGATCCTGCTTTTGAAGCGGAAGATGATTTAGATTATTTAGAATTAGAAGTTGATGCAATGAATTTAGCTTTCTCAATGGATATAGATGATGCAGAGGCAATTGTACGTGTAGAAGTTGGTTCTAGAGTTAATAAGATGAGTTCTAAGGAAATAAAAAGAGATTTATTATTGTTTGCTAGAAGAAATCCTAGTTTGTTCTTAGAATTAGCAAATGACGATAATGTTCAACTTAGAAATTTAGCTATTAGAGCTACTGAAGCAAACATTATAAAACTATCACATGATCAAAGAACATTCTTATGGGGTGAAAATGATAGAAAATTAATGACCGTTCCGTTTGATGAAAATCCGTATTCGGCAATGGCAGCATTCTTTAAGACAGATGAAGGTATTTTAGTCTTCAGATCGATAGAGAAAAAATTAAAATAACATGTAATATTAGTAATATAGGCGATAGCTCTCAGTTGTCGCCTTAATACTATAATAAATATACGATATGGCAGTAAATGTGAATACAGTTTATAGAACTGTTTTATTAATTCTTAATAAAGAGCAAAGAGGTTACTTAACTCCAGACGAGTTTAATAGAACCGCTGCTCAAGTTCAACTTGAAATCTTTAATGAATACTTTGAAGATTTAAATCAACAGTTACGAGTTCCTGGAAATGATAGTGAATACAGTGATCGTATAAAAAACATAGAACAAAGAATTGCTATATTCCAAGAATCTGCTCCGTGCACTTATGCGAGTGGAGTTTTTACTGTAGCTATACCAGTATTAACACCTCAACCTGAATTATATAAATTAGGTACTGTTATATATAAAGATGAAAAAGAAGTTCAATATGTTCAACCAAATGAATTACTAGAACTTAATCTATCACCAATCACCAAACCTTCTACATATTGGCCAGTATACACTTATAATAATTTTAAAATTAAAGTGTACCCAACTACTATTACTGGAGCAGGTGTAATATCTTGCACTTATTTAAGAAGACCTTACGATCCAAGATGGGGTTTTACAACCACAGCACCTAGTTATCAATATGTATATAATCCACTGCAATACGATCCAGTAGGACAACCAACTGGTTCTCAAAACTTTGACTTACATCCTACAGAGCAAACTAATATTATACTTAAAATATTACTTTATTCAGGTGTAATTATAAAAGATCCACAGATTATACAAGCAGCTGCTCAACAAATACAAAGTGAAACTGTTAATTCAAAAAGCTAATAACACATGCCAATTCCAAATAACGGTTTAATAACCGAAACAAATAGACAATATTACGAAGGAGCTCAAGGCTTTATAGTTGTAAATGAAAATACGGGTCCAGGTCCTGCGATACCAACAAATAGTTTTACAACAACCTTTAATACAGACTTAATATTTGGAAGTGATGATCCAAACGATATTGATTATGCTTTAAATAATTTTAAACTATATACAAGTCCTACTGGATTTCCTGGTACTTTTACTGAATTTCTTGGGTCAAGTGTTTTTCCATTTGCTAAATATGATGTAGTTGGTAATACAATTTATAACGTTAATCCTATAGATTTTGGAATAGGTACTTATGTTGTTGTACAATTAAAAACTTTAGACGGCGGTAATTATGGTATACCATCAAATCCTAATAGTTACGCTTATGGTGATACTGTTGAAGAAAATTATGGTAGTTATTCTTATATATCTTTAAACGATATTGTAAATAATTTCATGGTTGCGTATGTTGGTACTGGAAAATTAATAGGTTCTGTTAAAAGAACCGATGTTATATTCCACGCTAAAAGAAGTATGCAAGAGTTTAGTTATGATACTTTAAAAAGTAT